CGCCGCCCTGAGGGAGCATGGCGTGACCCCTGCCGACCGCATCCTCTGCGACAGCGGCGGCGAGGGGCAGAAATCCGCGTCGGACTTGCGGGCGAGGGGCTTTTCCGTGCGCTGTGCCGCCAAGGGTCCCGGCTCTGTGGAGCGGGGCATGAAGTGGCTGCTGAGCCAGAGGGAAATCGTCATCGACCCCGAGAGCTGTCCGCTGGCGGCGGAGGAATTCAGCCGCTATGCCTACGAGCAGAGCCGCGACGGCAGCGTCAAAAGCGGCTTCCCCGACCGCGACAACCACTCCATCGACGCGTTGAGGTATGCGCTGGAGGGGTATTGGAATCGCAGAAACTAACACCTCATTCGGTTTGCAAAATCGCTTCGCGTTGCAAACCACCTTCCCCTCAAGGGGAAGGCGAAATGGTCTGCACAATCAGAAAGCCTTCCCCCTCGGGGGAAGGTGTCAGCGAATGCTGACGGATGAGGGGAGTAAACAAGGGGCTCGGCTCCGATGAAAAACAAAGCATGAGTCCGCGACCCGAAAACCACAAAAACCCACAAACCCAAACGCGAAACAGCCCGCGGGGGCATCCCCGCAGAAAGGACTGATCAACACTTGAATCGATTGAATCAAAAACCACTCCTGCCGCTGTCGGCGCGCTCGGCGGAGATGGAGGAGGCCATCGGACGCTGGCAGGACATCTTCCACGGCGCAGCCCCTTGGCTCAGTCAGAAGCGCCCGAAAACCCTGAATCTGGCGGCGGTGAGCACACAGTATCTGGCACGCCTTGCCTGCGCGGAGCTGGATTTCTCCGTGGAGGGCACAAGCCGCGCCAAACAGCTGGAAGCCGCGCTGAAGCAGGAGCTTCTGCCTCAGCTGCCTGCGGCTCTGCAGCAGGCGCTCATCGGCGGCTCTGTGGCGCTGAAGCCTTACGTTGAGGGCGGCAGAGTCCGCGTGGAATGGCTCTCCGCCGAGCAGTTCTACCCCAGCGAAAGCGGCAGCATGGTCTTTCTCAGCCGCCGTGACTGGCAGGGCAAGCACTATCTCCGCTGTGAGGAGCACGCCTTTGAGGGCGGCGTTTACCGCATCACAAACCGCGCCTTCCTCTGCGGCGCAGACGGCAGAGCGCAGGCGGAACTTCCGCTGGAGAAGCTGCCCTTCTGGGCGGAGCTGGAGGCGGAGCTTGCCATCGAAAACCTGCAAAGCCCCCTCTACGCCATCTGGAAGCTGCCCTTCGCCAACTGCGTGGACGGCAGCGATGAGCCGGTGAGCCTCTTGGCCTTGGCGGAGGACTGTCTGGAGAGCATCGACAAAATCTATAACGACTACTGCTACGAGTTCCTCTCCGCACGCAGAAAGCTGATTTTGCGCGAGGATGCTCTGCGTCTGGACAAGAACGGCAGACCTGTTCTGCCCCACACCGAGGGCGCCGACGACGTGTACCTGCCTCTGGATTTGGCGGGGGATTCCGCGGCCTTCGGCGACTACACCCCGAACATCCGCGAGGAAAGCTACCGCAACGCCCTGAATCAGCTGCTGCGCTGCTACGAAGCACAGTGCGGTCTGTCGGCGGGCAGCCTTTCCATGGACGAGAGGGGCGCGCTGACCGCCACCGAGGTGCTGGCGCAGGACAGACGCACCTACTACACGGTTTCTTCCATTCAGCAGCAGGGCAGAGCCGCTCTGGAGCAGCTTGCCGCCGCCATGGATGCCCTCATGAGCCTCTACGGCATGGGCAGGGGCGAGTATCGTCTGAGCATCCGCTTCGGTGACAGTCTGATGGAGGACGTGGGCAGCGAGTTTGCCCGCCGTCTGAAGCTGGTGGAGCTGGGCATGAAGCCCGAGCTGCTGCTGAGCTGGTATTTTGACAGCGACGAAGCCGCTGCCAAAGCCATGATGAAGGAGGAATAGCCATGGAAGAACGCACACTGGAGGAAGTACAGGCGGAAAATCTCCGCTTGCAGGAGGAAAACTGGGCGGCGCAGAAAGCGCAGCTGCTTGCCGCTGTGGAAGCGAAGCCTCTGCAGCGCCGCCTCTACGAAAAGCTGCTGGACTGGGAGGCTCTGAGAGCCGCCGAAAACCGCGAAGAAGCCCTGAGCGCACAGCTGGCGGCGCTGAATGCCGAGTTCCCCGAGCTCTTTGAGGAGCGCAGGGAAGCCACCCAGCTGCCTCGTTTTGCTTCCGTCGGCAGAAGCCGCCGCCGAAGCGTGGCACAAACAGTCAGAAATGTAATGGGCCTGAAGTAGTAACGACACCTCATCCGCTTTGCAGATGCTGACGCCTGCAAAGCACCTTCCCCTCAAGGGGAAGGCTAAAAGGCTGTACAAGCAAAAAGGCTTCCCCTCGAGGGGAAGCTACGGCTAAGCCAAGTGATGAGGTGATAAACACAAACGAAGAAGGAGAATACAAATATGCCAAACACTATCAATAAATTTGCAAAATATATCAACCTGCTGGATGAGGTGTATCAGGAGGCGTCTCTGACCTCCGTGCTGGACGGCGACGCCGCCCTCTGCTCCGCAGGCGCCAACGCCAATGAGCTGATCATTCCGAAAATGGAAATGGACGGTCTGGCGGACTACGACCGCAACGGCGGTTATGTGGACGGCGCTGTGACCCTCACCAGCGAGACCGTCAAATTCAACTACGACCGCGGCCGCGCCTTCAGCGTGGACTCCATGGACAACGAGGACACCGCCGGCGTTGCCTTCGGCCGCCTGTCCAGCGAGTTCATCCGCACCAAAACCGTTCCGGAAATGGACGCCTTCCGCTTCGCCGCTTATGCGGGCAAGGCAGGCAACAGCCAGTCCAAGACCTTTGCTTCCGGCGAGGAAGTTCTGACTGCGCTGAAAGCTGCCACCGCCTCCATGGACGACGCGGAAGTTCCTTTTGAGGACCGCTATCTCTTCGTGTCTCCAAGCACCTACGGCCTCATTGCCGATATGGAGGAGGGCAAGTCCCTGCCGGTGCTGAACCGCTTCGCCAAAGTGGTCATGGTTCCCCAGAGTCGCTTCTACTCCGCCATCGAGCTGAAGGACGGCTCCTCCGAAAACGAGACCGCCGGCGGCTACGCTCCTGCCGCTGACGCCAAGGAGCTGAACTTCATGGTCATCCATAAGTCTGCGGTCATCCAGTATCCAAAACACACCGTCAACAAAGTCATCGCGCCGCAGGACAACCAGCAGGCGGACGCCTGGAAGTTCTACTTCCGTGCCTACGGTCTGGCGGATGTGTACGAAAACAAAGAGCAGGGCATCTACGCCTGCGCGAAAGCGTAGGTCTGCCATGGAGCGACAGCTTGCATTCTATACTCTGGACTACGGCGGCTCCCAAATCCCTGAGAGCCAGCGCAAACGCCTCTTTCGCCGCGCCTCCTCCTGGGTGGACCTGCTGACCGTGAAGTGCCCCGCCCTGCGTATCGAGCAGGAGGAAGCCCTGCGCTACGCCATCTGCGCCGCCGCTGATGCCCTCTGGAAGCTGGAACAGGGCGGGCAGGTGCTCTCCGAAAAGAACGGCGACCTGTCCGTCAGCTATGCCGTCAAAGCCGCCACCGAGCGTCAGCAGGTGGCACAGGCGGTCTTTCCTTATCTTTGCGGCACGGGACTGCTGTACTGCGGGGTGAAGAAATGGTAGGTTTCGACAAGACCATCACCCTCTACCGCCGCGATCAGGGCTGGACAGCCACCGTGCTCAGGGGCGTGAGCCTGCGCTTTACCGCCGCCCACAAGAGCGTGGAGCGAAGCCAGCGGGCTTACAGTCAGGCGGGTCTGGAGCCGCAGCGGGAGCTGAAAGTTCTGCTGCCCGCCGCCATTCTGGATGAGGATTTTTCCGTGCAGGCGGGGGATGTGCTGCTCGTCGGCGAGGGCGAGAAGCAGCTCACAAGCCCCTCTGAGCTCTTCCGTCAGGGCAGGGAGGCGGCGGTGCTGTGTTCCGTCTGCGACCGCAGAGAACAGCGCCTGCCCTATGTTCTTCTGGAAGGCAGATAGGAGGTGAGTGGATGTTTGACATCATGGAGGATTACCTCTGTATGTGTCCGCAGCTGGCGGACATGGACAGACGTTTTGACTATGGCAGCGCAGGGGAAGGCTGGACGCTCCACGACGGCGGCAGCGAGGTTTTGTGTCTCTACTGGGACGGCAGCCGCCTGAAAAAGCAGAGCTTTTCTCTGCAGTTCCGAGCCTATGCCGCCACCGATTCCGAGCGAAAAGAGAACGAAAAACTGCTCAGCAGGGTGGCGCTTTGGCTGCAGAGAAGCAGCGATCTGGGCATCCTGCCGGAGTTGGGCGAGGAGCGCAGAGCCATCAAAATCGACTGCGAAACCAAGGGTATGGTGAGCATGGAGGAGGGCATCAGCGCCGTTTACCACCTGCCGCTGTCCCTGTGTTACGAAGAAAGGAGCGCTCAATTTGCGTCTGAAACGAGAGCAGAAGCTGTTTCTGCGAGCCGATGAAAGCAGCCCCTGGCTGCCGCTGCAGGCGGGGCTTTTCCGCCGCGAAAGCAGCAAAAAAGGCAGAAAACGCCGCTGGTTTCCCGTTGGTCGGGAGGCGGCGCCGCAGGAGGAAATCACAGAGTCTGTAAAGGTAATGACTTTACTGCTTCGCTTCTGTGGGGAGGATGAGGCGCAGGAACTCCTGCTGAACAGCGGCGGAAAGCCTCTGCTTCTGAAGGAGGAGATCAGTGCAGAAAACGGCGAAATCACAAGCTTTTCCGCACATTGCGTCGTGGACTGCGTGGAGGAAGCGGAGGGTCCCGCCGATGAACCGCTTACTTAC